AGGTGGCGGCGCGGGGATTCAAGGTGATCTCGATTGCGTCGCCGCTTTTCAAGTGTCTGCTACCGGATTCGCCGCCGGTGGACAGCCGGTTTCAGCACGACGTTTTCGCCGCGAAGCATACGTTCGAAGACCAGCCGCGGCTAGCGGAGCGCGCCTTCTTCATTGCTAAGAAATTTGGAGTTAGGATAATCCGGGTGTTCTCTTTCTGGCGAACGGTGCGTCCGGAGGCGTGCCTTGATGACGTGCTGCGGGAACTCGGTGGACTTGCGGAGAAGGCTGCGGAGCACGGCTTAATTATTGGGCTGGAAAACGAGCACGCTTGCAATATCGCAACCGGCGCAGAGACGCGGAGCGCGCTGGATTGTTTGAAACATTCCAACTTAGGGGTGGTTTGGGATCCGGCGAATGCGTATGTATCCGGAGAGAATCCCTTTCCCGCGGGCTATGGAGTTTTACCACCGGACCGGATTGTACACGTACATGCGAAGGATTGCCATATGGAAGGGCTCACGCCCGTATGGGGGCCACTGGGGACGCGGGCGATCGATTGGAAGAGACAAATCGGAGCGTTGTTGAATGATGGATACAAGGGTTATCTGAGTTTGGAAACTCATTGGGCGGGACCAGGCGGCGATAAGCTACAGGCCAGCAAGATTTGCGGGTGGAACCTGAGGGGCCTGGCGAGCGATTAGCGAAAGGACCACTTACATGCAACATGAATCGTTGGCGCCGCTGCAATTTTTGGCGCGATTATTTTTGGCGCTGGGGTTAGGAGCGCTGATCGGGTTGGAACGGCAGCTCCGCAATCACGAGGGAGGATTGAAGACGAATGCGCTGGTGGCCACAGGTTCAGCGCTGTTCGTATTGATGGCGAACACATTTGCGACGCCAGATCACATTGTGGCGCAGATACTTTCGGGCATTGGTTTTCTGGGCGCCGGGATGATCATGCGCGATGGGTTGCACGTGCGAGGGTTGAATACGGCGGCGACTATGTGGTGCACGGCGGCGATCGGGACCCTGGTGGGCGTTGGTGAACGGGCCATGGCAGCGCTGGCTGCGGTTACGGTAGTGTTGGCGAACGTGGTTTTGCGTGAGTTAGCGGTGTGGATCGACAAGAAACAAGCTTCTAGCGCAGTAAGAGAAGGTGCGTCACCCGGGCAGTGAGGTGTGAAAAAGGACGGTGACGAAGGATTCGTTGAAATCTGCATAGTGTTTTCAATTGTTTGGCGAAAGTGAACGATTCGACTTAAAAGTCTCGCTGATAAGTTTGGTGCAGGAGAGAGTTGTTGTGGGGCGCTTCCGAAAGGGGCGCCCCGTTTTTTTGGGGAGTTCGCGATGAAACGAAAGACTAAGATACACACTTTACCGGTTCGCGAAATTCCTAGAAAAGTCGAGATCTCGCGGGCAAAGACGAAGAGCCGCAAGGAGCTGATCAACTCTCTGCTTTCAAGACTTGAAAAACAGCTCGGCTCGGAAAAGACGAAAGTCACGCTGGCAGACTTCATCCGGCTGATCCAATTGCAACGTGAGTTAGAGCAGGAGGAGCAACCGGCGGAGGTTATTGTTACGTGGAGCGACCGGTTGGAGAGACAAGACGCCGGGAAATAGAGTACAGCCCGCTGCCTTCGCAGCGCAGGTTTCACTGTTCGACGGCCAGATTCAAAGGCTTTTCGGGCCCGATCGGCGCCGGAAAGAGCCAAGCGCTCTGCCAGGAAGCGATCCGGTTAAGTTACTTAAATCCGGGTAGACAAGGATTGATCGGGGCGCCGACTTACCCGATGTTGCGGGATGCGACACTCACCAGCTTCCTGGAAATTGTGAGTGCAAACGGGCTGCCTCACGCGTTCAATAAGTCGGAATCGATGTTGGTTATGACGGACACCGGCTCGCGCATTTACTTTCGGGCGGTCGACGATTTTGAGAGGCTGCGTGGCACTAACCTGGCGTGGTTCGGGTTGGATGAGTTGACTTACACGGCGGAGGAAGCATGGCTGCGCCTGGAAGGGCGCCTGAGGGACCCCAAGGGGTCTCGGTTATGCGGCTTCGGGGTATGGACGCCGAAGGGCTTCGATTGGGTACATCGCCGTTTTATACGGAACCGCGTGGATGGGTACGAAGTGGTTCTGGCGCAAGCATTCGAGAACAGGCACGTGCTGGACAAGGTGCCTGATTTTTATGACCGGCTGAAGAGCAGCTACGACCCGAAATTCTTTGAGCAAGAAGTGCTGGGCGAGTACTTGAACGTCCAGGCGGGGGTGGTTTACAGGGGATTCAGCCGGGCGCGAAATGTTCGGGTAATAGAAGTTGATACGCGATGGCCATTATTGTGGGCACTGGACTTCAACGTAGATCCGATGAGCTCGATCGTGGCGCAATGGAACGGAGACGAGGTGCGGGTTTTGGACGAAATTGTGTTGAGCAGGGCCAGCACCACGGAGGCATGCCAGGAGTTTTATGACCGGTACCCAAATCATCCGGCGGGAATTGTAATTTATGGAGACGCTTCGGGACAACGGTTACAGACCGCCGGGACGACGGACTATCAAATCATCAAGGAGTATTTCCGGCACACGGCATATCGGAATGTCAAGTTTCGAGTACCGGCCAGTAATCCAAGCGTGCGGGAGCAGATAGCGCTAGTGAACGCAAAGCTGTTCTCGGCGAGCGAACAAGTCAGCTTGTTCGCCGACCCGCGCTGCAAGGCTCTGATTATGGATTTCGAAGAAGTGACGTTCAAGCCGGACAGCGGCGTAATAGATAAGGACAAGGATTCGCAGCGGACGCACTTGTCGGATGCGTTGGGCTATTTGATCTGGCAGGAATGCCGGCCGCAGACAGCATTCGGCGAGCAAAGCAACCGGCTGATTTAGAGACGAGATGAATACGGGCAGCAGCACTTTCGACATCAATCACGAGCATCCGGACTACGCGAATAAGCGCGCCATGTGGCGGCAATACCGGGATCTATATGCGGGCGGGGAGCAATTCAAGATGAATGCCGACCGGTACTTAGTCCGCCGGCAAAAGGAACCAGGCGATGTTTATGCGGAGAGGCTGAGCCGCAGCTTCTATGAGAATTACATCGGTTCAATTGTGGACTGGTACACGGCCACGCTTTTCCGCCGGGAGCCGGTATTGGCGTTTGAGGGAAAGAACGAGCGTGCGAAGAACTTCTTTTCAGAGTTTACCGAGGATTGCGACCTGAAAGGGACCAGCGTCACGGAGTTTTTCCGGAGGCAGTTCATCGATGCACTTGTAAGCGGTAAGAGTTTTATCCTGATCGATTTTCCCCGGCTCGGCCATCCGGCTGGAACACGGGCCGAAGAGGATGAGCGGGGTGCGTCGCGAGCCTACCTGGTGAGTTACGCGGCGGATGAATTGATTAACTGGAGTTACGACGAGCACGGTCACTACCAGTGGGTGGTACTGAGGACGCAAAGTCTCAGAAAAGCAAAGATCGAGGATGCGGCGTGGACAAAGCTGACGCGCTGGGTGTATTACGACAAAGAGAACTACCGCATCTACGAGCAGGCGGAGCAGGGTACTGAGCGCGGCCATATCGAAGTTCTGTCCGAGGGGCGACACGGGTTGGCGAAGCAGGAACGAGTTCCGTTAGTGGAGCTTCGCGTGTCAGAGGGTCTGTGGCTGTTGAACAAAGCGGGATCGCTGCAGCTAGAGCACTTCAATAAGTCAAACGCGCTGGGATGGGCACTAACAATGGGATTGTTCGCCATGCCAGTGGTGTACTCGGAGCGTGATTGGAACCAGGTTATGGGTGAGTCTTACTACATCCAACTTGGTCCACAGGACCGGTTCGGGTGGACTGAGCCGGAAGGCCACGTCTATCAGATTGCGGCCGACAACCTGGCGCGCCTGCAGGAGGAGATTTACCGGGTTTGTCACGTGGCACACGCGGGCGCGGCGCTATCGGGAGCGACGGCGCTGTCGGGTCTCAGCAAGCAAAGAGATTTCGCAATTACGCAAGAGGTGCTGCGTGCTTATGGCGATGCTGTGAAAGAAGCCATGAAGCGGGCGCTGCGAGCGATTGAAGCGGCGCGGGAGGACGACTTAAGCGTGGATGTCTCCGGCATGGACGAATTCGACATCGGCGATTTTGGCACGGAGCTGGCTGATGCGCAAACGCTTCTGGGCTTAGGAATCAAGTCGCCGACATTGCAGAGACAGGTGTTCAAGAAACTGGCTTTCCAATTCCTGTGTGACGTGAGGCAGGAAGTGAAAGACAGGATTGGCCGGGAGATTGATCAACAGACTTAACAGCTCTGCGGAAGAACTTGTTGGCAGGCGAAAGCGCCTGCCCCACTCATAGGAGGTTTATGGAAGATCCGAAAAAAGAAAGTACGGACTTACGCCCTATTATTCAAGGGGTGATCGAGGAGTTTGTGCGCGCTCAACAGATCAAAGCAGAGCCCGCATACAAGGCTGAATTGCTGGATGAGCGCAAACGCCGCGAGGACTTGGAGCGGCGAATGAACGACCTGGTTCAGGAAAACCAGCGCAGCCGCCAGATGGCGGAGGAGGCTGATCGAAGCATGTCGATTCGCACGGAGTTGCAGCGGCTGGGCGTGGCCAAAGTCGACTTAGCGTATCGTGCCGTTAAAGACGACATTCAGCGCGGAGAGGACGGGCGGCTGACGGCCAGGGGAGGGCAGGGTGAAGTTCCAGTGCGCGAGTACCTGGCGCAGTTCGTACAAGAGAATCCGGAGCTGCTGCCGGCGCGGATCACGGGCGGATCGGGAATGGGATCGGCGCCGAAGATCGCTGCGAGTGGAGGTGGGATCGATCTGGACAAGATTCGAGTGGGCATGAGCAAGGAGGATCTAGAGAAGGCTCGACAGGAGATCGCGCGGGTGGCAAGTCAGGCATTAAGGGGTCTTTGATAAGCGCTGGGGTGAGCGGTCCGTTGAACGGCGGGCACCTCGGGGCGACAGAATGAAAACGACAAGAAAAGGAAAAAACGATGGGAATAATTACATCAGCAAACGTCGCAACTGCGATTGTGAAATTAGTGGCAGTGGACGCATTACCAGCGCTTGTCACCAATCTGGTGATGGGTAACTTAGTCAACCGGGACTACGAACCGACGTTGGCGCACTCCGGGGACACGGTGAACGTTCCAATTCCCGCTGTTCTGGTGGCTAACAACATCGCGGAGGGAGGGACGGTTCAGACGCAGAATCCGAACCTGGGGAACGCACAGATCGTGCTGAACACGCACGCTGAGGCGACCTTTCAAATTCCGGACGTGACCAAGGTGCTGGCGGTACCGGACCTTCTGAAGTTGTACATGCAACCCGCAGTAGTAGCCTTAGCGGAGCGAATCGAATCCGATCTTCTGAACCTGTATTCGCAATTCACGGCTAACACGGCGGTAGGCCTTCCGGGAGTTGCAATAACGGAGGCCGTGGTGGATCAGGCCGAGACATCGCTGTTCCAGGCCATGGTGCCGGCCAGCGCCGGGAAGTATCTGGTGGTTGATCCGGTCACTTACTCGGCACTGCGTCAAATTCCGCGATTCAGCGAATATTATTCCGCCGGTGAGGCTGGACTTCGCGCGCTGGTGGATGGCGCGGTCGGTAAGCTAAAGGACTTCTTCATTTTCCGCTCCCAGCTGGTATCTAAGACCGGCAGCGCGCCGATAACTACGCATAACATAGCTTTCGCGAGGGATGGGATCGGCCTGGTGATCCGCAGACTGCCTCAACCGCTGCCTGGAACCGGCGCCATCGCGGAATACGCGGAGATGGGCAACTTCGGGCTGCGTGTGGTGATGAGCTATCAGCCGAACACATTGGCGCAGCAATTCACCGTGGATGTGTTGTATGGATGCGCGGTTCTACGCAATACGTTCGGCGTGCAAGTTGATAGTTAGCCGCTGCGCAAGTGAAGTTCGATGTCAACGGGTGCGCAGGCGAAACCGCCTGCGTTACTCGAAGGGAGAAACATGGATTTACGACTGTTCTACCAGAAATTGCGAAAGATCGAACAAGAAATTACCGACGCACACGTGATGGTGGTCAGCCATGAAACGTCCGATGGCGGAC